GTGCCGCCCTCTAGCTGGGTGTGCTCCCAGCAAGCGGACTTGCTAATAGTAACACGTGCCTTTGTATCAAGGCCCGTGAATATTGCTTGGTCCAAACCGTCGTCGAATTTCGAAATGGCGGCATGGATAAGAGACTCTTGGGTTGCCGTAAGCGGCTCAGGTGCCTCAGAAACAGTCGTGATGAAATCTCTTTTCGACTGCATTTTAATCACATCCGGGGGCTGTCCAGCACTCCGGGTTTGACTGAGTATTCCATCCACCTGTAGTAGGCTGTATGGGTACTCATAGCTCCGTGTGTATCTCCATATTGGGATCCATCGGGATAGCCAGCGCGGCAGTAATGTTCTGCTGGTGCGGCTAGATAAAGCTTCGTTAAGCGCATCGCGGTTAGCTAAGTCTTTGAACGTCTTGCGGGCTTTCTTAAGCTCCGCATAACGCGTAGGGATGTTAAAGTACTCTTCTTTAATATCTCCATCGAAGAACTCGTCCCCCATCAAGGAGGATAAGTTCACTAGTGTGAACGTGTCGAATTTATCCCACGTCCACACTTCTTCAGGGACAGCCATGTATCTTTGCATGAATACCCCGTCTACGGTCTTGAGCAACTCCATGAGTCTCAAAGCCCGGTGTTTCTGGTTACGCACCCTCTTGGTTGCATAAATAGAATTTCTTAACTCGTCTGACCACACAGGGTCGCCAAGGCCGAGTAGAAGGTGCTTCAACCTCTTTGCGAGGAGAATTGCCCAAGCGCGAACAGCAAGATCACGTTTTTGCTGTTTCACGATCTCCTTCTTAGGAGTACCCTTAGGCAATTCAGTTTCGAACTGCATAAGAGATGTGATCTTGCGTCCCCAGAATGTGTGGCGTAAGAGCACGTGGAGCTTCTGTTCCACATTTCCAATCAATTCGAAACGGATCGAATTCTTGGAGCTCCCGTGTTGGTAATCACTATTGAGAACCATTGCGGGCATCGGGTCTGACAGACGTTTACCGTCGCCAGGCCAGACTGTCGTGGTTGGGGGCTTGTACCCCATCGCACGAGCGAGGATCCTTCCAGCAACTATTTTGAAAGGGTCATCGTACCGAGGTCGGAACCTATAACTAGGGTCGTTGATATCGGGGTGAAGGTCTTGCGGATCCATCGGCATTTCCATCACTTGTTT